GACGCTTTCGGTAACGAGTACCGTTCGCGTATTAGTGGGCTTCGGGATGCTGAAATCTCGCTCGACTTCCACCAAGACTTTGGCGCTTCCGCTGTGGACGCTACTTTGTACCCGCTTCTCGGGTCTGAGGCTACCGTTGTGGTGAAGCCGACCAGTGGCACTGTTTCAGCCACTAACCCTGGATTCTCCGCGGTGTACTTGGTGACCGAGTACTCACCTTACGACTCCAGTGTTGGGGACCTCGCAACGTTGAGTGTGTCGTGGCCGATCGCGTCGGGAACTGTTACTCGCGTAGAGGCTTAGTCGAAAATCGTGGTCCATCCGTGTAGGATGTGACTATGAACCCGATTGAACTAGCAGTCGCCTTTACTGACGGCTCACGCGAAGAAGTGTCCTGTATTGCTGCCGACCTAATCGCCTTCGAGACGAAGTTCGATTTGTCGATTGCCCGGTTGCAGAATGAAGTCCGGTTCACACACCTGGCTTTCCTTGGTTATGCGTCTTTGAAGCGCACCGGTAAAACTACTGAAGAGTTTGAGGACTGGGCTCAGAAGGTTGCCGGTGTTGAGGAAATCGCAGCAAAAAAATAAAGGGCCTGGGCGATGCGTCCATGCATTGGACGTTAGCGTCTTTGGCCGTTGAGACTGGGATTAGTCCGCGCGAGTTAATGGAGCTCGATCCGCGCATGTTGTTTACGATTCAACGTTATTTGGTTGCTCGTTCTCAACAGAGCCAACGGAAGGGTCGCCGGTAGACTAGGGGGCGGAGGTTTCCCCTGTGCCCGTCGTTCCCAGCATTGATGTTTCTAAGCTGAAGGCTTTTAACGCAAAACTTCAGCAGATTGACCCTGAGCTGCGTAAGCAGGTGGGTAAGGACATTAAGGCCGCCTTGCAACCGCAGGCGCAGGCGATGAAGTCGCGCATTCCGCAACAGGCCCCGCTGTCTGGGATGGCTGGGCACCGTGGGCGTACTGCGTGGAACGGTGTGAACGTGTCTGCTTATGCGGCTCCGGGTGGTGGGCGTGGTGCTATTGCCCGCCTGGAGGTGTTTGGTCGCGGTAAGGGTCGTGCGATTGTGAAGATGGCGGATCTTGCTGGCACTCGGGGTTCGTATATTCAGGGTGAGCGTGGCCGTAAGTTTGTGCAAAATCTGGAGCGCCGTTATCCGTTGTCTGCGAGTGGCCGTGGTGGCCGTTTTGCGTGGGCGAACTTTATTAAGACGCGCCCGATTCTGATTGCCAACGTGGTGAAGATTCTTAATAAGTATGCGGACTCGGTTACTAAGGGAGGCCTGTAGTGGCGAAATCTAAGGGCATAACCCTTCCAATTATTTACAAGTCTGACGATGCTGGGCTGAAGAAGGCCGGGAAACAGTTAGACGGGTTTGGTAAGACTGTTGCCAAAATTGGTGGCGCGATCGCGGGTGCGTTTGCAATTAAGAAGATTGCGGGGTTTGCTTCTGAGTCTGTGAAGGTGGCGGAGGCTGCCGCTACTGCTCAGGCCCGGTTGGAGGCTGTTGCTGAAGCGACTGGCGTGTTTGGTGATGCTTCGCAGGAAGTCACTAACCGGTTGGGTGAGTTTGCTAAGTCGCAGGAGATGCGTCTGGCGACCGATGACAAGGTTATTAAGGGTGTTCAAGCCCAACTGTTGACGTTTAAGGAATTGTCGTCTACGGCGGATGAGGCTGGGGGCACGTTTGACCGTGTGACTGTTGCTGCGTTGGATATGGCGGCGGCTGGGTTCGGTTCGGCAGAGAGTAACGCTACGGCGTTGGGTAAGGCGTTAGAGGACCCCACAAAGGGTCTCACGGCGTTGTCTCGCACCGGTACGGTGTTCACTGAGCAACAGACTGAGCAGATTAAGGCCATGCAGGCTGCTGGCGATATTGCTGGCGCTCAGGAGATGATTCTGGGTGAACTGGAGTCTCAATATGGTGGTGTGGCGGCTGCTACGGCTGACGCTTCGGATCAGTTGGCTATTGCTGGCGAGAACATTAAGGAAAACTTTGGAGCGGCATTGTTGCCGGTCTTTAATGAGCTCGTCCAAGGCTTGTTGCCTGTCTTTGAAACTATTGGCACGACTTTGGGTGACACGGTGGCGGATATGCAACCGATGTTGGAGGATTTGGCTGGGCAGATTCCTGGGCTGTTGGATGCGTTTATTCCGCTGATTCCTGCTATTGCGAGCATTGCGGGTTTGTTTATTGAGTTGATTGCGGCGGCGTTGCCGTTCATCACCGATATTTTGGATGTGTTGTTGCCGATTATTGGTGAACTGGTGCCAATTATTATGGACGCGATTTCGTCGGCGTTTGAGCCGTTGATGGATGCGTTTATGGTTTTGGCGGATGCGTTGTTGCCGTTGGTGGCGGAGTTTTTGCCGATGTTTGCGGAGATTATTGCGGTGTTGGCTCCGTTGTTTGCGGATTTGGTGGAGCAACTTGCTCCGATGATTGCTGAACTGTTGCCGCCGTTGTTGGATTTGTTTATGCAACTGGTCGAGGCGTTTATGCCGTTGGTTCAGGAATTGTTGCCGGTCATTGTGGATTTGATGACCAGGTTCGCGCCGATTATTGTCACGCTTGTTGAGGCGTTCCTGCCACTTATTGAAATGGTGCTCCCGATTATGATCGGGCTTATTGAGTTGTTGGTGCCAATTCTGGAGTGGTTGGCTGAAATCTTTAGTGTGATTCTTGTAGGGGCGCTGGACATTTTTGTTGGCGGTATTGAGGCCGTTACCGACGGGCTTAGCGCTTTCTCTGACGGCTTCGTGGCGACCTTTGAGGCAATCAAGGACTTTTTCGTCGGAATTATTAACGGAATGATCGGCCTGTTCGAGGGGTTCATTAACGGCATTATTGGCGGCATAAACTGGCTAATTGGCAAAATCAATACGCTAAGTATTGACGTGCCGGCTACACCCTTCAACGATGCGTTTACGATGGGCTTCAATTTCCCGAAGTTCTCGGAGGTGTCGATTCCTCGGATTGCTTTGGCTGAGGGTGGTGTGGTTACTGGTCCGACGAATGCGCTGATTGGTGAGGCCGGGCCGGAGGCTGTTATTCCGTTGGACAAAATGGGGTCAATGGGTGGGGACACGTACAACATTACGGTGAATGCTGGTATGGGGACGGATGGGCCGGATGTGGCTGAGCAGATTGTTCGGATGATTCGCCGGTATGAGCGGAATAGTGGGCCGGTGTTTGCGCGTGCTTAGGTTAGGATGTGGGTATGAGTATTGAGCGTTTGAGTGGTGGTTTGACTCCGGCTGATGGGGCTGATCCGCGGACTTTTCCGACGATTTTTAATGATGCGGCGGACATTATTGAGGCTAATCAGTCGGATATTGATGCTCTTGAGGGTAAGAATATCCCGGCTTTTGGTACTGCGACGCCTTCTGATGGTCAGGTGTTGACGTATGATTCTGCGTCTTCGGAGTATGTGCCGGAGGACCCGACTGGTGGTGGGGGTGCTTTGTCGGGTAATGCGATTATTAATGGTGATTTTGGGGTATGGCAAAGAGGGACGAGCTTTGCTTCACTAGCTTCGAATGCTTATAGTGCCGACAGGTGGAAACATTTTGTTGACGGTTCGGGTTCAACTTACACAGTTTCGCGCCAGTCTTTTACTCCTGGTGACCTTGAAGTAATTGGTTATGGCGATGCTGAGTATTTTTTACGATATGACGTATCTTCGACGGGTTCTGAAACTTTCAGGTTTTTAGACCAGCCGATTGAGGATGTTCGGACTCTTGCAGGCCAGCAGGTGACGATTTCTTTTTGGGCTAAAGCTAATGCTTCTCGTAATTTGACTGCTGCTTGGATTCAATTTTTTGGTTCTGGTGGTAGTGGTGATGTTGGTACGCCTGCTGGTACGGCGGCGTTGACTACTTCTTGGCAAAGGTTTAGTTTTAGTTTGAATGTGCCTTCTGTTTCGGGGAAAACTATTGGTTCTGGTTCTTATGCTTATCCGAGGTTTAATTTCGGTGTTGGCGCTTTTACTGTTGACATTTGGGGTGTGCAGGTGGAGGCTGGCCCTACAGCGACACCGTTCCGTCTTGCTGGTGGTGGGTCGAAGGCTGCCGAGCTTGCATTATT